GGTTAGAGGATGGCTAATCGCAACCGAGGCGCTTAGCGGTTGCGTCAGTCGGCAGCCTGCGCGACCATGCGCGATGACCGATGAAAAACTGCACCGAGCATTCCTCCACTGGCTCAGTGATCGCCGCTCTCGCGGGCGCTGGAGCGGCGTGACGTGGCTCGACCATGATTATCTTAACGTCTATGTACGAGCGAGCAGGCGCGTCCTTTTGCCCGCTCGCGTCTCGGCAGACGATGTCGTCATGCGTGAATGCATCGACATCGCCAACCTGATTACCCAGCCAGACCTGCGCGGGCGCGGCCTCGTCAAAAGCTTTTTGGCTCACGTCGAAGCACAGCGGCTGCCGATTTACATTGAAAATGTCCTCGCGGACCCGACGACGACACCGCCGAACCGGTTCCAGCGCTTCTTCGCAAATCGACCCGATTACTGCCTGCACTACAATGCAACGCCGGAGAGCCAGTGTTTTTATTGGCTGCCGCCAGTCGAGTCATGCTAGGTGACGGCGTCATCGTCGTCAGGAGGTTGGTATGGATTTCAAAATCATTTACGCCGAGCGGGCGGTGTGGATCAACGATGAGACCGGGTGCCTTGGTCGCTTCGGGCGACTAGGCGTCGATGTTCATCGCATCATGGAGCAGCAGATGGAGGGTCTGCCTGTCTGCCTCGCTTGCACCCACGAGCCGACCAGTCTGGACGATTGGGAACTGTTCAAGGACGCGATGCTAAAGTATCATAACGTCGATCTGTGGGACGCCCCTGTTCCCGAGTGGCTGCGAGCGGCAATGTAAAGCGCAACGATCGGGCAGAACAAAACTGCCCGATCTAGCTGAAGTTAGGTCGCGGTGATCATCAGATAGTTTGCGCCCGGAGCGCCCGGTGTGTCAGCCGAGTGGCCGAAACTCGCCGATAATTTATCCGCGTTCTGGGTACTGTAGCCACAGATGGTCACGCCACAGTCCGGACTTCCTGGACGGGAGGCCGTCAACGTCAGACCCTGATAGCCATTCGCGCCCTGCTTATCGGCCATCTTCAGCATGTTATCCGGCGTGATGCCCCACATGGTCAGCGTGTCACCCGGGTGAAAATTGACAATCGTGCTCCAGACATCGACGCACGGGTTGCGGCAGTCGAGAAAGAACGTGTCGTTGTCGCTGCCACCCGTGAGAAAGTTCGAGCCACGTCCACCGTCCAGCACGTTGTTGCCCGACGCCACACTGATCGCGTCGTCGCCATCGCCGGCGTGAATAAACGCGTTCGGCGCCGTATCGGCAATGCACAGACTATCCGACGTAAAGGTGATAAACTGATTTTCCAATCCAGGGACTGGGCCATCATAGGGCGCCATTGGCGGGCAATAACTGTCTCCGCTCGTCGTGTCGTGGACCGCCAGCCTGCTGCCGTATGTGTCGCTATTGCTCAAGCCAAAATTCTCCAACCATCGTAGTTACACACCACCGCCTACATCGGTGGTGCACCACCACCGGTCGCAGGCGCTGCTGGCGCCGGAGCCCCCATTGGACCACCAGCGCCCGCCCCCGGCCCTCCAGGAGCCGTCTCGGGACCCTCCATGCCCTCATCAGCGGCTGGCATATCGTCCAACCCGCCAAGATCACCTTCGGGATGGAGGCCGACTGCCGACAGGCCAGCGCCCGCGTCACTCTCCGCCGGACTGACACCTGTTTTCCGCCGCAGACGGTCAGCGTTTTCCTCGGCCCACAGTTCCTCGTTCTCGATCAACTCGTCTTCAGACAGGCCAAGATAGCGCTGCAACTTGAACCGCTCCGAGAGTTTCTTGTTCTCGGCGACGCCCTGATAGACGCCGACGCGCTGTGAGTCCAACTCGATCTGGCGGTAACGCGTAAACGATTGCGGAGGGTTGAAGCGCAGTTCAAAAAGGCTTGATTCAATTTCGATGCCGTTCTTGTTCAGGTAGCGCTTGAACTCTTTGTCGAATACTGGTGCCAGGAGCGACTGCAAGCGCATGCAGTACTTAGAAAAGCGATATTCCTGGATCATCGCCGCGCCGAGCTTGCCGTCGTTGAAGGTCACGCCGGTGGTTTGATCGTCGCCAATGTTCAGATAGGACGTGGGGACGCGTAAGCCACGAGATAGCTTCTTTGAAAAATAGGATAAATCAGATATCTCGCCGGTTGAATTGTACGTGAAAACGCCAGCGTCCAACGCAAAGGTGTGGTAGCCGTGGTATACTTGCAGGCCATCGATCGTGATCGTGCCGGTGTCCATTGGCTCGTCAAGATACTCGATGGCGACGACGTGATGATTGCAGACGCTTCCGTCAATCAAAGTCTCCTCATCGGGAGGATTAGCGCTCGTGCCACTTTCCGGCATCAGATTAGCCGGATCATTGTTGAGCGTATCGGCGTCGATGTGCCTAACGGTCTGGCTGCTGCCGTCGAGGTAGCCTGAGACCATGCGGTGAGTATCTACCCAGCACTTGCCCTTGTTATCGAAGACCTGCTCAAAATTATCAGTCCGACGCGAATAGAATGGGATAAGGCAATCGCCGACTGAAATATCTTTCGCCTCGGTCTTGCCACGTCCATCGACTGGAAAGTGATGGTCTGGTGTAGCAACGATCGATTCCCCATTATCCAACGTCAGTCGCAGGACCTGAGTCTTCCGACGGGTAATGCCTGCCCAATTGATTATGCCCGGCACGATTTCGCCGGTGCCAGGATTGCAGCTATAGGCCCACAGTTGCTCGCCCTTTTCGAATTCCGAGATGATCGTTGACAATGGCAGTGTGCGGCCGTCCAACAGGGGAATTTTGGTGTCGAGAGATAGACATTCTCCGCCCGGGAGGGTTTCGACCTTCGAGCCTCTGCCGTCGGAGTTATGAATAAAAACGCCCGCCGCAACCGCGAATATGTGACTGCCGGACGGAGTTTCAATGGTGATGTCGCCTGTATCTTCCCGATGGGGCAACCGCTCCACCGAAACGACGGTGTGATTATGCGCACCAAAACGATGTTGGAAGCCAGACCACGAATCAAAACCTCCTACCTTCAACGTCTTTGAGATCGTTTCTTTGGTTATGCTTTCGCTGATCGGCCGTCTGCCTTTCGCTCGATGGGTATCAGAATTAGCGCGCTCGAAGGCCGAACGGAACTCGTAATCATCCTTTAACAAATTTACAAGTGCTTCCCGCGAGTAAAAACCATGAAGTTCAGAAGCTACAGCGACCAAGCGCTTAAACATTTCAGTTGAGTATTTCACTTTGGCGGCGTTACCGAGGGCTGCGACACGGGCTTTCCGGCGGGCGATTTCTTCCTCGTTCGCGTTTACCCAGGTATTTCTCCCGTTAGTGCTATTGCGAGAAGCAAGGGCTGCGTCGAATTCTTCCGTCCTATGAGCATAAAGTTTATGCATGCCAGCTATCAGTTTGTCCCGCGCGGCAGGATCATTCCACTGTCTGTTCAGTGAATAAGTACCGCTATTCTTATGCAACATTTCGTGATCAAACCACGTCATCACGCGAAGATTAGTGGGATTATTATTCTTTCCGTCGAAGTCAACGTGGTGTACGACGTGGCCTCGCCCGGCGGGTTTAGGACAAAACTGGCTATGAACAAACTTTGTCTTGCTTGTAGCATTGCAAAGAAAGCGGGTGTATCCCGCGTTCTTCTGGCGCGGACCTGTTCTGCCGAAGCGTAGATAAAGGGGCATTAAGGATTGGCCAACATTTAGTTTCGCCGCTTCAATTTCCTGTCCGTCCCGAGCGATGAAACGATGGTCTGGCGTCACGTCAAGGAAGTCACCGCTGTCGAGGGTCACCCGGACAAGTTCCGCACTCCGTCGTGTTGGTCCTGCCCATACTATGCGTCCCGGCTCCAGTTGGTGAGTTTCACGGTTCTGAGAATACACCCAATTTTCTTTACCTTTTTCATGTTCGTCGATGATTTGGCCGAGGGTTAGAGTGCGCCCGTCGAGCAAATATATCTCCGTGCGCAACGATAGGCAGCTTGAAGCGAAAAAATAATCGTCATTGATTGAGTTGCAAAGAAAAATATTCTCCGCCACAGCAAAATTATGGTGAGGATGATAGATTTCGTCTTTATCGACGGTGATAGTCCCCGTGTCGATGCGCTCCTCAAGCGGTTCTACAGATGCTACGTGGGTCGTCAGGCCGTCTGCCCGGTTAAAACAAATCAACATATGCTCGGGCGTCAAATCCGAGGCTGAGACCTTTTCCCCGCCCAGCAGTGGAAATTTATGATCGGGCGTCACTGTCAATGTGCCGCCATCAGCAAGCGTCACACGCACTACCTCAGCATTTCGACGAGTAATGCCGGCCCATGTGATCGGACCCTGCATGATCTCGCCAGTAACTGGATCGCAGCTATAAACCCAATTGACTTTACCGTCATGATATTCGTTTATAATTGCCGCGAGCGATAACACCCTCCCGTCTACCAGATGTAGTAGTGTATTCAGAGAAAGACACAAAGGATTGTATGCCGCATCTAAAATGCTCGACCCACCACCGACTCTATTCGGAATCCTACGTTGGTGAATATCGTTCTTAATCGCCTCGATATGACGCTTGGCACGCTCCGGCGGCATCGTCCCGACGTCGATATAGAAAATGCGTCGTTCGGGAGCGCGCTGCACCCGATAGATGATGATGGCGTCTTCCAGCAGTTCCTTCTGCTTGTAGGTCTTGAAAATCGGCTCCAGGATCGACGAGCCAAATGGCCAGTTGATGTCATTGCCGATACTCAGCGACAGATGGATGACGTGGTCAGCGTCGATGACGCACATCTCCTGCGATTGTGGCCCCTGTGCCATGCGCTGGCGCGGATCAGTGCCAGCGCCGACCATGGTGAACTGCGACGGCGCGACAATTCCCGGCAAGGGCCGCGCCCCGTGCACCGTGGCCGTGCCGAATTGTGTCCGATAGGAGTTTGGATCAGCCTGTTTGGTCGCAAACATCGCCTGTCGATTGTAGTCCAGGCCACGCACGATGTATTCATCCGGCACCTTGCCCTTGCTCTCATCGACCTTGACCAACTCAACGGTGAAATGGTCGAGCCAGAGCCATTCCTGCGTCTCGGGATCGCGCAGGAAAAACGCATCGCCGTTTTTGATAGTGTCGCGAAACATATACCACAGGCGCGAGCGCAGATTATTCAGCTTGATCCAGCGCGCCAGCATCTGCTTGATGATACGAAGTTCACTCTCGTTCGGATCGCCGTTAAAGGCGACCTCGAACGGCTCATCGCTCTGTTCTTCCGACTGCGTGCAGAAATCGGCGATGGTGTCGAGGGCGGTGTTGATGTCGCTATCGTTGTCCATCTCCTGAAACTGATAGTAACGCGGAATGCGCTGGGGATTGCCCTGATACGCAATGTTCAGCCAACTCGCCGTGCGCGCGGTCATCGTCGAGTGCGCCTGTTGCGACCGATCTGGCTGTGGGACCGCCGGATGCTGCTTAATGAGAGTAAAATGCTTCGTCCAGGTCACGGCTGATAATCCAAATTTGAGAAATATTTAGTTGTGCAAAACTTCACTGATTTAGACCAAGACAATCCCCTAATCAACTATAACATTTAACCGGCGGCCGCTTGCAGCGGTTTACCGGTTGCCTGATCGCGGATGTCTTGTATCAGCTTCGTTTGCTTAGCGGTCAGCACCACTAGCTGTTCTTGTAGACCGCGCATGATCGCTGCCTCGGCGTCTCCTTTGCTCGATCCACTGTCGGCCAGCTTCTGGACCAACGAGTCATCTTGATCCCGCAACCTCGCCAAATCACTGCGCACATCACCCTGCGGCGCCGCGACGGTGGTCTGCGACGTCGCAGGAGCCGTCGCCGCTGTCGGAGGCGCTGTTCTTGCAGCAGCGGGCGCTGGAGCAGTCGTAGCGCCTGCTGGTGCCGCCGCAGCGGGCACAGGAGTTGGTTTGGTTGGCGTAGTACTCGCGGGCGTCGTGCCAATACCGATTTTCTGGCCGATCCAACTGTCACGCACCCAATCGACCGCGCCCTTCATCGACTCGATGATCGGTTTGATCTTGTCCCAGGCAGAACTAAAAATGGCGCCGATGTTATCCCACAGCCCAACGAAGAAATTCTTCAAGTCGCCCCAGTGCTTTATGATCTCAACAACAGGCCCGATGAGCGGCACATATTGCATCCAATCGGGCGGGTCTTTTAGCATCTCCCAGGCGGCGCTGATCGTGTCGGCAAAGAACGTCTTGATGCCCGCCCAGGCGTTCGAAATCGTCGTCGGCAAGTCTAAGACCGCCTGCCACGCGCTCGCGAACATCCCGCCCCAGTCAAGCTCGCCCAGCCATGTAAAGAGAAAGCCGAACTTGTCTTTCAGCCAGTCCCAGTTGTTCCAAATGAGGAAGGCGGCGGTCGCAATGCCGGTAATAGCCAGACCGATCGGATTGGCTATCAAGAACGCGCCCGCGACGCGAATGGCGGTCGCCAGCCCCATTATCGCCATGCCACCAAGCCGCATCATCGGGACGATCATGGTGCCAACCAGCGTCGCAATAGCTTCCGCCCCTTCTTTCCATTGCGGCAAACCGAGCGCGTCCATCGCCTTGTCGGCAAGCATAGGCGCGATTGTCGCGCCGGCGATGCCGAGGCCGAGTCCAGCGATTTTTCCTAGACGCGATCTGCCGCCCGCACCAGCACCGTGACCCCCGGCACCACCGCCGCCCAACATACCCAAAAAGCCTTTAAACGCCGCGCTCTTTATCGCCCATGCCAACACGAACGGCATGAGCAGGCCAAGCAGCTTGGCGGTGTCAGAACCACCGACCCATTTCGGTGTGATCGCCTCAAAGAGGCCGGTGAGTTCCGTCTGTAGCCAGTCAAAAGCTTTAATGATATTAACGACGGCCGGGGTAATGCCGGCGATCACACTAGCTACTATCTCTATTGCTCCTTTAAGGGCATCAACGACTTCTGGCTTCGAGAAGGTGTCTGCTAGTTTTCCAGCCACTTGCCCAAGGGATGAGCCGAGGCTCTCCGCCATTTTTTGGAACTGTGCGATGGTCTTTTTGAACCCCGCAGAGTCCTTGTCGCCGCCAAACGCCTTGGCGATTGATTCGTAGAATTTGGACTTAAAGCTGCCCGTAACCTCATGCAGTGCGCTGTCGAAGACAAGCATATTCTTCGTAAGCTGTTCGGTAATCGCCGCCTCTTTCTTCGCGGCCTCCATATCATCGCTCATCTTCTGCGTATTGAAGCGGCCGGTGCGTTGATCAATATATTTGTCCTGCACCTCAAGCATTTCTTGCAGGAGTTCCGCCGCGTGAGTGTCGCCGAAACGCGCCCGCATCCGCAGGTTCGTCTCATTGCCCTTGATGGCGTTGTAGCGCTGCGCCGTATAATTGACCAATTCACCAGTGCTCGGGGTGCGCCCACCCTTGGTGCGGTTGATGAGTTGCTCCTGCAAGTAGTTCAAATTCTGCATGCCGGACTCGATATTCGCCAGACCCTCCTTGGTATTGATCGGTCCGCCCATACCGGCTTGTTCGGTGAACGACTGCGCCAGCCGCGATCCGCCGGGCAACGCCGACAGAAAGGCGGCGGTGGTCCGCGCTGAGTCTTCAATGTTTTTGCGGTTTTGCGTCGGTTGTGCAGCAATGAACGCTGCATAGTTGATATTGCGCAGCGCGTCAGTGGTCGATTTCATGATCTGCTCGCGGCTGACGCCGAACAATTTGGAGAATTCAGTGCTCTGCTGAACAAATGTTTTAAATGAGTCCCGTTGCTGCTGTTCGCTCATTATGTTGAGAATACCGGACTTGCGGTAGGTCTCTAAATACTCGCCCGCCTGATCGGTAAGTTGATCGAGCGACATGCCAAAAAACCCGACGTCGTACATGCTGCCGCGCACCGACTTCTGGAACTCCATCATCGCCTTACCGGATTTGTTGGTCCCGGCCGTCAGTCGCTCGCCGCTCGCTTCCAGCGTCTTCCCGGCATCGTCGAGCATGCTGGCAGCCACCATACTCTGTTTCGTCATCATCGTGGTGAATTGCTCGGTACTGAGACCGGATTCGCCCACCTGACGCATCATTTCTAGAACACTGCCGTTAAAGTTCTGACCGACGTCGCTCATCTTGCTGAACGTCTTGGTCGCCTCGCGGAGACCGCTGAACGCCGCCGTCGCCAGTTCCACCGCCGTGGCAAAGCCGCCGAGCACTGGTATCGCACGGGCCAAGCGATCCGCCATGTTGCCGAGCCCGGAGACAAAGGTATCGGTATGGCCGTGGAACATCTTGATGGTCTCGGCCATCCCCTTGACGGCTTTCTCTGGCGTCGAGAAGGTGCGATAGCCGCCACCATGGGGATGACGGATCGGCGAACCGGCGCTTCCGGGGTCCTCGCCCAATATGCGCGAAAGGATCGAATTGGTTTTGCCGATTCCGGCGAGAATGTCTGCCCAGGGTTCCATCTACACAACGCCCGTTTTTCAGGTATTTATGGGAGAATTCTCGCTAGAGTTAATGAACTGTATATAAATAAACTCCACACATAACGGGCGATTACTATGACGAGGAAAAAGTTTCTCGACGATCAGCACTTCGATGAACACGAGCCGAGCATCAATCCACTGGCAAAATACTATCGCGTTCCAGGTGTGCACGTGAAGCTGCCGACCGATGGCGCCTTCATGCCAGCCGGTTCGATCGAGTTCACCATGAACCGCGAGGTGCCGGTCTATCCGATGCGCGGTGCCGACGAGATGCTGCTGAAGTCACCCGACGCACTGATGAACGGCTTTGCCATTGAGAGCCTCCTGCGAAGCTGTGTGCCAGCGATCAAGGCGCCAAGGCTGATCAGCAGTCCCGACCTCGACGTCCTGCTCATGGCCATCAAAGCGGCGACCAACGGCGAGATGGTGACGTTATCGCCAAAATGTCCGAAGTGCGGCGTCGAGAACGAAGTTCATCGCAATCTCGGCGCAGTGATGGCGACAATGCAAACGGTCGATGCCGAAAATACGGTCCGTCTCTCAGACGAGGTTGTCGTCTATCTGCGCCCACACAATCTTCAGAATGCCACGACGTTGGGTATCGCCTCATTCGAGGAGACGCGGAAAATTCAGGCACTGGAAGCCGCTGAGGCCGATCAGGAGAAGCGCTCACAGCAAATGTCGAGCAGTATCGCCCGGCTGTCCATTCTCAACAACGAGGTCATGGCCGACTGCATTCTCAGAGTGGTGGTGCCTGAGGCAGCGGTCAGCGACCCGGTGGCGATCCGCGAGTTCATGGCCAACATCTCCAAGCCGTGGAGTGACAAGATCAGCGGCGCGCTGGAGGCCATCAACAACAAGGGCATCGACCGGCATTTCGACATCACGTGTGCCGCCTGCGGACACGAATTCAAAACTGAAATCGAGTTCAACCCCACAACTTTTTTCGATCCCGACTCCTCAGTTTCGTAGCGGACGAGGAGTCGCTCAGCGCCTATCTCAACGAATTGGCCGAAGATCAGGCTCAGCTACGCCAACTGATCACCACGCTCATGTGGCACATGCGCGGGTCGCTCTCGCGCGATGAAGCCTGGACCCTCAGCCCCGAGGAGCGCCAAGACGTGATCAAGTCTATCGAGGACCGCCGGGAAATTACCGAAAAATCGGGACTTGCGCTCATGTGATGACGTCGATCAGCGGTAGCGTTGTTCCTTTATCGTCTGTGCGATCTTGGCCGCGCCCAGCGTGCTCGCGTCCCAGACCGGCTTCTCCTCTGGGTACTGCCAGAAGTTCCGGTCGGTCATCTCGGCGTTGACGCGATCGATGTCGTACTTGTTTGAAACATTCGACCACTGCACGCGATGCGCGTCGTCGATCACTCCATCGGGACTGACAATTGCGTCCGGATAGATGGTGTGGAGGAAGGTTACCAGATGGTTCATGTCGGGAAAGAACGTGCAGTCGAAAGCGCTTCTTATGAAGTGATCGTCGCCGTTGGTAGCTTGCATGACCAGCCGTTCCATTTTCGGCACGTCATTCTGCGGCCCTTCGTCGCCATGGGTGCGCGGCGTGAGCACGTTGGTCCCGGTGCTGATTTCCAACAGCAAGCGGTCGCCGACGAACACATCATGCTCATCGGCTTGCGGGACAAAGCGAAGCTCGCCGCTGTAGTCATGGGCATAGATTGACGTCCGCATAACGCACAAGGCGGCAGTGACGACGGTCGGCCGCAGATAGGTGTGGTTGACCTGAAATTTCGTCTCGCCGTTTGAGCGATAGATCAGCGTGTCCAAGCTCACACCTTCTGGCCGGTCATAGTACGCCAAATTTTTCGCGCCATTCCAAATGGTGCCGACGACCAACACCAACAGCAGAACATACCAGTAGCGCACCGCTAGATAAATCAAGAACATAAACGTAAACGGCATTGACGGCACTCCTCAACGTGCGCCATAATATCAGGTCTGCACAATTTGTCAACCGAAAACGGTTTTGGCCGATCCGTGGCATGGACGAACGCCGGTGACCGACGCTGTGAGAAGTCGCAAAACCTAAACTCAGAAAATCGTGACATCAGTCCTTGCTCACGCTATTGTGCGCCCGCTCCCCGCTAAATATCATAAACCTCAGCAGAGACCTCGATGTTTGCGATTCACGAATCTCGTGTAGTTCGGTATCTGTCCCATCTTTTTGTTACCCCACATAATCTCCTTCAGGAACACGACCAGTGGGCCGAATTTGCCCAGACACTGCCGCGCGCCTCGTTTATCGTCTGGCTGTCGAGCGAGGTGGCGGCGCATCTGCTCACCAAGAAGCCGCACAATGTGTCGCTTGAAACATTAATCGACAGCGTCGATGACGATACCTCCGATTCTGTGCAGCACGACGCCGAGCGGTTCTTAGAGCATCAGTTCGGTTTGTTTCGCTACGACCCAAACTACAGCCGGATCATCCTGGTGTTCCGGCATCTCGTCCAGCACAAGCTGCGACACCGGCGCATGCCGCAGCAGACGCTGCTGGCCTGACCTTCCAACAATCTCTGTGACATTTTGACGCCCGTCGCGTGAAGGGACAACTTCGCCCATGCCCATGATCGTTGAAGACTACGCGGCCATCGCTGCCGCGATCGTAAAACTTGAAGAAAATCAAAATAATGACGAGACTACAGCCTCCAGCGAACTATTAGTGTTTACTGAAGACGATATTATCGCCCTGAACGCCGCTTGACGTTACAATCAGATGAAGCTATTTGTTCTCAACGCCATGTGACATGGCGCAACCGGGAGCGGTCATGCTCAACAACACTTCCTCTGCTAGCCATCCGATCGTTATTCACCCACAACAAGGAGTCGATATTGCACGCTTGAATGCCGATGGTACATGGTCGGTGCAGTGGGACGCGGTGCGGGATCAACCCGACGCTCCACCGACGTCTGAGAACGCCGCACTGCGCGGCGCTTGTGAGGTGCTTTTGGCGGCGCGCGACAACTTCTTCGCCTCGCCATGGGACCATCCGAGCACGTGGGATCAAGAGCCTTTCGTGATGTCACTGTTCGATCCGCTCTATCGGGTCAATCAACTGGAGCGGATTGCTCGACGCGCGGGCTTTGAACGTCATCGGGTTCTGCAATCTGCTGCTCGCCGCGCGTGATCGTTTCCTCACTGAACCTTTCCAGGGGTAACCATGTCATTGGCAACTTCCGTCGAAGCCGACGCTGACCAGCCATCGCGGCGAGACAGCCTGCGTCAGATCAGCCACGATTTGCGCAACGCCTTGACCATCCTCGATGGCAACCTTGATACCATCAGGGCCTTGCATATTAAGTCAATCGAGCGCCCATTGGATCGCCTGTTTGAGGGGGCGCGGCGCGTTGCAACGGCTGAAGGCGCGATCAGCGCCTTGATCAAAGGCGAATAGGCAACAACAACTGAGATAGAAAACCGCCGCTACCGGAAGATAGCGGCGGTATTTTTGTTACGACTTCCCGCTTCGGACGATCCCCGCGACCTCCCTCTTCCAACGCGCAACCTGTTGATCAATGGTCGGACCCTGCGGTTCTTCCAATGGCAACTTGCCAGCGCGGATCAGATCAGTAACATTGTTGAGCACCGCGCGCGCGTCTCGCGCCGAAATATTCTCACGCTTTACCAGTTCTCTTGTTAACGCGCCCGACGTCATCCGTCGCCCGACGTTCTCACGCATAATGGCCAATAAGGTTGTCGTCGCCGACACACGGGCTGCCAATCTGTCGTCATCACCACCGCCTGTCATGCACAACGCCTCCATTCATAGGCCGCGCCGTACCTAATCGATTTCGGCCGCGACCAGTAGTGCTGGCATTCAACACCCACAAGATTAGACCAGCAGTGAAGAATACCACGCTAAGTATCGCCCACGCCAGCAATGCGGCGGCGGCGAAGAGGGCATATAATGGTGAAAGGTTCTGTAGCATCACCCCACAGCTTACAGCATTCACGCCGGGACGCTAGAGCAAAACCGCAGTAGTTCGAGATGAACTATTGCAAAGGCGACATTAGACGTACTAGTAAATATCGTATTATGGATTATGGTCATTGGAAGTGTGATTTTGACTTTGAACCCGATGAATGGTTCGGCTTTATCTATCGCGTGATCGATCACCGCACCGGCATGCAATATATTGGCAAAAAACAACTGACCAAGGTGCGACGCAAACCAACCAAGGGCAAGCGTCGCAAGGTCATTCGCGCCGAATCGGACTGGCGCAGCTACACCGGTTCAAGTGAGCATCTGAACGAAGCGATCGCGCTGAACGGCAAAGATAACTTTACGTTTGTTATCGAATCCCTGCACAAGACCAAGGCGTCACTGCATTACGCCGAAATCGAAGTGCAGGTAATCGAAGATGTGCTGCGCGCCCGGCTCGACGACGGGTCGAGAAAGTTTTATAATCGCGCGATCGGGAATGTCCGCTTCATCCCGCCGCCAGAGACGTTGGAAGAAGCGGCGCACAAACGCCGCTCAGGCGTGTCCGGCGTCTTGGATCATGCTGATGACCGGCACCCGCCCACCACAGCGTGCGCAGACCGACCGCTTGGGGGTCTTGGTCTTCCGGTCTAGCAGCGTCAGCCAGTGGGTGCCGTGGCAGGTGCCGCACATCAACAGCACCTCGTCCTTGTTAAAATTCCGCAGCACGCTATGGGAGTTATTCATCAACAACTGGAGCGTCGGCCGATCATTGATATCGGCGAGGCGCAGCACCGGAATGTCAATACTGACGAGGCTCATTTGAAAACTGTCGCCGCCGCCGTTCTTGCGGGTGCGCACGACAAATGGCAGGCCAAGTTCAAAACGCGGGAACGAGCGCACCCCGCGCTTGATCCTTGGATCGTAGCGCGGATTGATCAGCGTCCGCGCCAGATAGCGCTCGTCAAGCGCGAACATGATTTACCGTAGACCGAAAAATGCCAGCACAGCCACCACCACGACGATCAGACCGACAAGATAGATAATATTGTTCATGGCCACCTCCGAGGCGTAGCTAACGCCGCGCCGCGCGGGTTGTCAACGGCCTCAGGCGACACTGACGATGCTGAAACCGTCCTGCTTTGTGATCGTCAACGTCGCGTCGGTTTGATCGCAAAGCTCCTCGCGGTGCGAGATCAAAAAGATGTTTTTCCGGCGATCAGCCAGTTGCCGCAATACGCTCGCCGCCGCACCAACCCCAGCCCGATCCATGCCCTGATCGAGTAGCTCATCTACGGCCAGCATATTGTAGTTGAAGTTCAAATTCTCCCAGAGGTCACGGAACGCCCAACTATTCGCCAGGATCACCCGGTTCATTTCGCCGCGCGACAGCGATTCGAAATCCTTTTCACGGCCGAATAGCGCGATCTCCACCGTTAGATCAGGCAGGAAACGAACCTCGTGCGGTAATTGCAGCTTCTCAAGATAGCTGTTGAGGTGTTGGTTGAGGTAGTGCAGGTTTTGATCGATAATCCGCTTGCGGATAAACGAATCCTTCGAGGTCAGAAGCTTATACAGAAATTGCTCGTGCTTGAGTTCCAGCGTCACGACGTTGAGCGTCGTGTAGTCGATCGGACTGATGGTGCTCAGCAGCCCATCGATCTTGCTAGCGACCGGATTAACCCGTTGCAGTTCCGCCTCCAATTGCGCCGTGATGCGCTCACGCTCCTGATGCACCCGCCAGACGGCATCGCGTGAGCCATAATTGGACACCGGGCTGGACCCGTAGTTAAGCCGCTCGATATCCAGTTGATCGAGTTCTTTATAATATTCCTCCAATGATTGTTTGTGTTTGGCTAATTCGGCCTCGGTCTCGTCAATGCGGGTTTGCAGCGCTGAGCGGCGTTCGTCCATCTGGCCCTGCCACTGAGCCACCTCGTCGAGGATGGCGTCTGCCTGCCCATGCAAATCGGCTTGCTTGGCGCGTTGCTGTTCTCGGGTGTCCGCGATCTCGACGTGAAGCGCCGCAACGTCATCGTGCAGTTGCTGAACCGCTCGGTTTTTCGCGTCGATCTTGCTGTCCAAACCGACGATCTGAGACTCAAGGGCAGCGATCACCTGTTGCAAGTGGTCGGTTCCCGCGAGCCCCTGACCACAGGTGTGACAACGATGTTGATCCGGTGCCGCCCGGTGTTGCGCAAGCTCATCACGTTGCACCTGAAGCACCGCGATTTCTTGTGTCGCCGTTTGCGCTTCGCGTTGCTGGCGTTCGATCGCGCGTTCAAGGCGGGCGATATCGTCAGCGCAAGACCCCCAAGCTTCCTTCCGCAGCCGCGCCGCTTGGGTTTTGAGCCGGTCCACTTCGACGCCGGACTGTGTTTCGACTTCTCGCCGATAGCGGGTCAGATCGGTCTGCAAGCGGCCTACAGCGGGTTTCGTCGCTTCGATGCGAGTGACGATGGCCTGCTCCTGTTCGCGCAACAGGCGATGCGCTTGTTCCCACGCGTCAATTTTATCGAAGATCGCCAACTCGGCGGTGATATCGACCTCGGTCAGACGCTCGACGCGTTCACCAAGCTCCATCAGCACAACGTTTTGCTTGCGATCCCATGCGGCGGCCTCAGCCCGCGCCTGTTCAAGTGCCGCCTCAATGCGGGCGTTGGCTTCGCTGATCGCCTTGACCGTGGCCTCCTCACCACGCAGCGTGTCTTTATGAGTGTCGATTTGCAGTTTCAGTTGATCCGCGAGGGTGCTGATCTGGGTGATGCCCATCAGTTCCTCGATCACCTCGCGCTGTTCCGCCGGGCGCATGCGCAAGAACGGGGTCGTTGTCGTGTTCAGCGCAACGATATGATGAAACATCGTGCGCGACATGCCGACCACGCGCTCGATCTCGGTTTGGGTATGGCGGTTTTCACCTTGCGCCATATCGACCTCATCGCTGCCGACGAAGAACCGTAGCACGTTGGGCTTACGACCACGTTCGATCCGGTACGGCACGCCGTCGCGCCGGAAGCGCAAGCTGACCAGCATGTTCTTGCCGTTGATGTCGTTAATCAGATTATCGACGCGGATTTTGCTCAGCGGTTCGCCGTAGAGGGCGTACGCGATGGCTTGCATCAGCGCGGTTTTGCCCGCGCCATTGCGACTTTCCTCGCCGCCGGTATCTAAATTTAACCCCAGCACCAGCGTGAGCCCAGTATCGGCAAGCGAGACAGTCTGCGCAACGGCACCGATCGAGAGAAAGTTTTGAATGGTAATGGACTCAAGGATCAACATGTTCAGTCGTTCCTAAAATTAATAATTCGAGATAGAAATAAGTTTCTTACGCTCGGGGCAGGGAATTGAATATTTCGACCAGTCGGGCGTTGTCCATCTCTCCACTCTCCAGATGCTGCAAGCTGTCGATGATGATCTCATCGACCGTATACAGCGTCTGATCGGCGGCGCGGGCTTCTGGTGCGAGCGGCGCGACATTGACCAGTTCAACCTTGCGGAGGTCGAAGGATTTTACCAGGGTCTCGCGAATCTCTTGGGCTTCCTCATATTGCAACGGCATGTCCACGGTGGCACGGACGGTCATCTTCGGCTTCAAAATGTTCAGATTATCGAGCAGCCAGGACAGTTGTGCCGTTTGATACAGCGGCTGTTCGGGCCACGATTCGAAGAACGGGTCTTTGCCCCATTCAAGGAACATCGCGCCGCGATTGGGATCATTGGCGTCGCTGAAATCGAAGGGCATGATATTACCAAGGTAGGTTATGTTCTTCAGACTTTGCCGCTGGTGGAAATGACCGCAATTATGAACAACTATCCCATCCGCGACATAGCTTTCATCTTCCTCAACAGACAGATTATACACTGTCTCGACCCCGACCGTCTCCTTCAGCTTGCGCACTCTTCCGCACTGGAAGTGTGGCGTGCGGAACGCCGATCCCCATCGTGCCGTCTCCTTATAAGCCCTCACTCTCCACTGTTCGCGGCAGTCGTACGTGCGGTCCCCGGGGAAAGTTGCACGATGCGCCGGGCGGAGGAACAGCGTTGTCCGCCAACCCAACATCTGGGCAAGCAGCTTTATTCCGACCGACAACCCTTTGCTGACCGACTTTGTCTCCCACTTCTGTGGTGTAATGTCGCACCCATCACCGTCAACGTAAGCGCGAAGTAAAATTTCTTGTAGATTTACCGGCAAGGAGAACACCCAGCCAGGGACCGTGATATTCTCCGCGTATCTACCGATTTGTGAGTCAAGCCACAATGCTAGGTTGGGATGGTAGATGCTTGCGGTGCGTCCATTCTCCCCGGTTCTAGCCTCCGCGATTTTGTATCCACAGCGACTCACCCTCGAAAGGACTCCAGCAACATGTATGTACTCATTCAAATGGCATGACAGGCTAACCGTTCGAGAGTTCCACGTATGTCCCTCCGCGAGGTACCACCCGAGGAATGTAGCAAAATCTTCGTTCCAATCGAGACCCGACGGCAACTCCGGCAAGGCAAGATGCTCATCTACTCTTATCGGTGATGACCACCAACAGTCCTTCATGTCGCCCGCAGCAACCCATTCAGCATGACCTTCTGAAACTATTTGGCTCAGGGGTCGCGAGTTCGCGCGACCGCGTCCAAGAACGAAAAATGGATGATCGCGGGTCACTCTTAGACGCGGGTGGCCGTTTCCGTGTAATTCGATAGTCTCACTGGTACGGCTTGCCGTTTTGATAACTCTCCGCCAGCGATTTTTGTGTGTAAGCACAAAATCACCTTCGCTCACTTTGGCGATTGGCTTCACACCGTCAGCACAAACTACGGTGACGTCGGCAGGGAAACAAAAAGTATGTTCCTGCTTGGTGAAAACATCGGCTTCTACGGCGTTGTGACCACCCGTACACGCCACGCGGGCATTCATCATAGCCCCGATGGTCTCGAAGTGGCCGAAGGCGTAGCGGGCCTTCAGATGGGGCAGGAGGGCCAGTTCATCTTCAACCAGCCACGGCAGCAGGGCGACGCCGTCAAGGACGATCGGCTCGTTGATTAAAGTGATTTTGTCGAGATGCTTGGCGAAGTTGAGGGATGATATCTCGCGCGTTTGGCGGCGGGCAAGGTCGTGATTGCCTTTCAGGAAGGTAACTCTGTCGAAGCCAGCGGCAGACAGCATTTCAAGCCCGGTCAAGGCGGCGTTCAAGGAACTGACGCCAATTGCCGATCTGTTGTGATAAAAATCGCCGAGAAATAGGCAGGTCTCGGCACCCCATGATCGGGCACGGTCAATCATCCATCGTATGAACTCCAGATTGTCTTGGTTGGCGATTATCGAGTCACCGGAGCGGCCAAAATGGGCATCGGTAAAGACAACGGCTTTTTGAAAATAATTATCGCTCATATGGACCCTCTCGAACAGACGTCTGCATAGCGCCGCGACGCCGGTCACGCAAGGGTGAATAGGCGCATCTAACTTACTTTCTCGGCGCTGGATGTGCGACATGATACACGGCGAGGTCTTCCAGCCATGCGCCGATTGGCGCCGGAACCTCGTACTCGCCGGACAACCAGCGCCGCACGGTCCGCTCATTCAATGCCACCTCGGCTGCTAGATCACGGGCTGACCAATGCAACAAGTCAAGCACGGCGGCGAGACGTTCGGGCGTCACTCTTTCCTCCACAAAAGAAAAAGGGGCCGAAGCCCCTAAACGCGAATTTCGATTTCACCGCTACGACGTGTGCCGTTCGCCGCCTCTGGATGGGCGGTGATGATCAGGTTGTAGGCGCGCTCATACTGGGCGTCGTACCAACCGCGCACGGCGTCGATCCGAGCGTCACTTCCTGGCGGCAAGGTCTCGATCTCGGACGGCAGATTACGGTTGGTGCCGATCCGACCAATCCAGTTACCGTTGCCATCGCTCGTCAGGTTGGAATGTGCGCCCATCAGCACGCTCGGCTCCCATGCGGAAAACACGACGATGTTGGTGCCGATGATCTGGGTGCGGCGAATTTGCGTCGTCATGGGGTTCAGAGCCTCCGATCGGCTGGGACCAACTCCCTCGCCATATGCACAATATGCCGCAAAAAGCGGACATTTGCAAGCGAAAAATCATCGTTCCGGAAATTATTTTCCGGGCGTTTGGTTACTGAAACATAGTTTCAATTGATTCCCGCCATGTTCCTGCTATATAACTCGCATGCTGGAGACTATCACATATTGGCTGCGGATCGGTTGTACGTGGCGCCGAGTAACCACCTCCGTCGCTCAATGGGCTAGATTGCCCCACGTGTCGGGGGGCTGTAAGCTTGTACCGGCGCTTCTCACGGGACTAATGTTGCCACCGGCTAGCCCCGCTGTGCCCACTGTACCCCCAGCATATAATCAATTTGTACCGGCCTCTGAGGCCACGACGGAACAGCAAACGCCTTTCACCACCCCCCTCAACGGGCTGATGGTAGGCGGTCTTGGCGGATCGGCGATCGACAATGGGACCAGCAATGCCCATCACATTGCCTTCGCGGCCCCAGCCACAGCAGCGGTTTATTTGCCCGACGCTAATGTCGCTCCGCATGTGGCAGACGGGCCGTTATCCTACCCGATCAGCGTGACGCCATGTTGTGACCCGGTCGCTCCGCGCGAGCCAATTCCCGAACCTACGGCGGTCACGCTCTACGCTCTGGGCGTGTTGTATTGCCTTCAAAGACGCGCACGATCGCGTTGACACCTGCCGAGAAACTGACAAAATTGTTTTCTCAGTTGACAAACGCTTCGAAATCGGTATATTCTAGACGTACGCGTTGACAGGCGATCGACGTGACACCGGAAGGCGGAAATGGCAGAGCGAACAGTAACCTTCGATAAGCAAATCAAGGGCGATAGGTTCGAAATCGCCCGCATTTCTTTCGATGGCGTTCGCCAAACCGGCGGCTTTAACCGCTCGGTGTGGATAAGCCGCCCGCAATACAAGGTGAATGGCAAGGTCGTATCCCGCGCGATGTTTTTCGCGCTCAAGGATGCCGCTGAAGCGGAATTCTGAACGACACACAGCACCCGGAGGCGGACATGCACCAATACACCTTCCTGAAGACCCGCGAAGTTCAGCATCCGACAGCAGGAGAAACCCGCGCGTTCTCCCTCGCTAGGGCAGAAATCGCCGAGCGCTGGGCGGCGTACTGGGAAGAGCAGGGCGATAAGGATCAAGCCCAGCGGTTTCGGGACGAAGCAGCCTCTCTTCGGGGAGGCTGATCATATGGAGGAATGCATGACCCGCGACGATGCAGTTAGCTTTGCGATGAGCATCATCAAGCGCAGCAAGGACTGGCAGGAAGTACAGGACGCGATGGCCAACAATGCCCCCGTGCGCGCGTGGCTTGAGGGTGAGGCTGGCGGCGATGATCAGGCCGTCATTTCAGTAGCGCAGTCTGTCATCCACGAGGCCGAAGAAAGGCTCGGCGACAAACTGCCGGCCGACTATTCATAGAACCGGGCGGACCTAGGGAGCACGCCTTGATCCGATGCACGATCGACTACGGGTATGATATCCATCATATCGATATAGATGAAAACACCTATCTCGCCATAAAACGGGGAGACAAGGTCTCTTTGGCCGGGCACGGCTTCTGGTACGAGGGCGAGGGGAAACTTGATGATCGGTGGTATTTCAACCGCCACGCAAACGGCGACATTGAGGTCGAGGTCGAAAACGGCGCGGAATTCACCGCCCGCAATTCCTGGTTCGATCCTCTTCCGTAGCGACCGCGTTAATCTCGCAAATTGATGGAGCAAGCCTGTGGTACCCGCTGACCTACTCTACGTCGAAACGAAAGGGCCGAGGGCTTCTGTTCGAGGCTGCTTGTTGTGCAAGCACTTCGAGAAGATACCGACCGGCCGCCATGGTGTCGGTCGGGGCTACGGGTTGCGCGAGGGGAACAAGGCGCGCGGGCGCATCATCCAGCACATCAATGCAGCACACCCGCGCGAATGTGCCGCTGTCGCGGCCGACTTCGAGCGTTTTCGCGACATGCAGCCAGCAGCCCGGATAACGGTGGTGCGGCGGGAGCTTGTCGCAGCACAAGCCTCGGGATAGCTCACGTGAGCAACACGGAAACAACAATCCAGAACTCGATCGAGGTCCTGGGCGAATGGCGGATAGCATTCACCCCAATCATCTCGGCCTTTTCACTCACTGACGAACAAGCAGCGCGGATTGCTCAAGTTGACGAACTTCTCAGTTGGAAAATTGAAGCGCTTGACCTTGATGAGCTTCTGATGATCCTGGAGGCGGCGAAATATTTTGGCATGGCGGTTGAAAAGCTGTTTGCGTTGTCGCCGCAACAGCGAACCGCTCAGCGCGCAATTCAAGAGTCGTGGAAGGTTGCGTTCGACCTGTGGAAAGCCTGAGTGCGGCGCTGTCGCGTCACTTGCCTTTTTGCCACGCGTTACAACAGCCATCAGCATCGACTTCCGGGTCAAGATCGAACACGTCAGGTAGCTTCTCGACGAAGGTCGCGTACAGGCCACAGGCCCCGTCATACCACGCACAGTGGCGGCAGCGCACGGGACCATCAACGAGCCCAGCTACTTCCGGGGTAACAGCCGCCCGACAAGGCTGGCTTTCTTCGGGCGCCCCATGGGCGTAAAGTCCGCAGGACATCTGAGGAGCAACCTGATCCGTGTCCCGGAACAAAGCGCACAATTTCGACTCCGGGCGAAAATGCACGCACGTGCCACACTCAGCGAACTTTGCGTGCGGAGGCTTCGGGGACATATAAAGGAACGCGGTGCCGTCGATTTTCTTGTCGGCCTTAGTCGATTCGAACAGGTTGATGAACTCGCGCATCTGTTATTTAGTGGATTGGTGGGCGGGCCGGGATATCCCGCACGCAATGTGTTTCCAAGGCCGCGAGGGTGCGATGCGTCGTATCCGCATAGGTGTAGTAGGCGGCGCACAGCTTAGCCATCGCCACCGTCTCGTCAGTATCCTTCGGTAGCACCGCCCGGAGCGCGACGGTCATCATGATGAGCAACGAGAGGCCGACGATGACGGTGGTGAGAACTTGAGTCACCCAGTATATATCAATGGCGGTTTTCAGAGGAGGACACAGGACCATGCTGGTTATCAGAGCCAACACGCCACAACAGGTGCTCGAAGAGATTATGAAACTCCTCGCCGAAGACGAACGGCAGTACGCCCACGCCTACCTTGCGCCGGAAAACAAGAAACGGGAGCGCGACCTCGAATTTGCCAAACGGATGGCAATCGCGGCCTTCCGAAAGAAATTGGATGGCGCGACGATTACCAGCCGGGAAGGAGAACTTGAACGCGGCTAGCTCCGCGTCATATCGGGTATCGCCGGAGAGGTCACACTCTCCGGCGGAAACATCACCGGTGCGGGGCGCGTTGTCGGCGGCATCGTCCGCGAGCCGGGTGTCGGCAGCGGCGGCAGGGTAAATTCACTTGGTGATACGCCGTGATCTTTAAAGCTGAACAGCAGTTGATTATTCATGCTGAACTGTGTCGGGTCGCCCGGGGTGTTATTGCCGAAGAACACAGTTGAGGTCAAAGCGGTGGTGTTGAACGGCACCGGCGCAGTGCCATTCGACGGCGTGAAAGCAGTGATGATGTAAGCCATCTTTTGTGTGGTCTGGTTATACGACCAGAGCCCCGCGTAAGCGACGGCCGGATTACCCTGTTGCAGATAACCCTCGACAAAAGTGCCGTTGGGTTCGAGTTGGAGGACCGCCTGCTGCGTCACTCCCCCTGCACTCGGATTGGTCGGATTGACGATGGCGCCAGTTGCCGTCCAAGTTCCGATCATATCAGCCGCTGTGTGTGGCCCTGCCATAGTCTCCTCCTTGCGCGATGTGATCCTATCGGAACACGATCACCTCGTTGCACAACTTCCCGCGATGGTCGAGAAATATCGCGACCCATCAACAAGAACCGTTATGCGCGATCTCATCAACATCATCGAACGGATTATGACCGAGGCGATCGAACTCAGGAACGGGCTCGATCTGCTGATCCTCCGCAATCCCACCGAGACCGCGTCAACGCTCGTGCCTGTCCAGCCCATGGCCTACTGTGCCGCGAGGCTACCGTAGATGGCCACGAAATACCTGTGCCAGCCGGCTCGCGACGGCACCGTAACTGCTGCGCTGCATTACGAACAAACGTGCTGCTGCGCCGAGGCGTCTGCACAGCGCGTCATCAGAACGTAGCTGCTCGATCGCCGCGCGTAGTGCCACAGCATCGCCAGGAGGAACCACTAAAGCGGTTTCGCCGGGGATCACGTAGCCGCTGATGCCCGGCGACGCCGCGACCACGACCGCCTTTCCCATTGCCATCGCTTCTAGAAGTGTCGAGACGCCACTTGCATGAATGCTCGCCGACAGAGGTATGACTACGAAGCGCGCAGCTTCATACAGGCTGCGTAGTTCCTGCCATCCAATGCGATGGGGTATGATCGTCAGACGTGGATCATGTTTTACCGATGCAGGCAACCGCGCTGTCTTCGCGACGAGGGAGAGATTGTTATTGAGACCCTCAATCGCCTTCAGCAGGGTTGCATAATCTCGCCCGAAATCATCCCCGACTGTGAGAACAGGTCCGCTACCAGCCCAGTTTGCTGGTCGGAAGAAATCAGTGTCGATTTGTAGCGGCGCGGTCTCAATCCAGGCTGGGCATTGCCATTGCCGGTCGATGTACGCCTTGTGGCTCTCATCGAGCGTGATCAGCCCGTCGAGGCGCGGAAGCAGAGTTTTCAAGAACAGGTCACGCGTCTGCCACCCTGCGACGAAAGCAACATCAACTGCTAAGATTGCGGGTCGGAAGCGGAACAGCCGCCGCAGCAATGCCAGCAGCGCACATGGTGATTCATTTATCGCCATCACGGCATCATACTTCCGGCAGAACAGCAGCACGTATAACGTGCGCAATATGTCTACGCCTTGCATCAATCCATGCTTACCTGCAAATGGATTCCACGGCGATGGCAGCGGCTCAAGCGCATCCATTTGTACGCCCAGTCTTGCCAAGTGGTCGAACAGCTTGGTGGGGTTTGGCGCATCTCCAGAGCTTGCCTTTGTTGAGCGTGCAGATGGGAGCACCAGGACGCGGATTGCGCGGCCCGAGCCCGTGCCGAGAGCTAGCAGGTTCCATAGCGACAGCGAGATCATCCCCGGAGCAGCACCTGCCGTCAGCAGCAAAAGCCGCCGAATTCGACTCCGACATGTTTGGCCGTCTTCTAGCACCGCAGCAACAGCAGCCGCTGCGCCGAGAGCAAACGCTGCGTTGCGCAAGCAAAAGCCCAGGGAGATAAACATGCCTGCCAGTAGCCAGCGTTCGCGCGCCATACAGCCAGTCGCCAGCACCGCCATTAAACAGAACACGGCGTCTGACGATGCAAGGTTAGCATTGGACACCAATCCGGGTGCCATCACACCTAAGACGGCGGCGAGCACAGCCAACGTTGGACGTAGGTTTGTCAGTAATGCCCACGTTAGAGCGGGAACGCACGCAGCAACGGAGAGTCGGGTTACTAAAAGCAGCGCTTGCGGTGGCGGCAGGCCGAACCAGGAAACCGTCGCGCCCATGACAGGATAACCCGGAGGCCATAGTGAGATAGGCCACGCCCCATCGGCACTGCGGATCAACAGTGGTTCGCCACGGAGGAAACTGCGCGTTGCCTCGATATATTTGGCAGCATCGCCCATCCACGGCGAAGCATACCGTCCGATGGTAATGGCGTAGAGCCCGACAATAAGGATTCCGATCACTGCCGCGAAGGCTAACGTCGCGCCCGACTTGGCCTCAAATATGATGCCACGGCTCATTCGAAACTCCCATGTCAGTGGGAGCATCGTATCAGTTTTGCGCGATTTGTCAACTCGGTTTCGTGATTAGTTCGAGGTTGCAAACCGGAAGGCGGGACGGTGGTTTGTCGGGCGCATCGGATCACGTCGTCCAAGGCTTGGACGACGTGTGGTCAGAAAATCAATTAGTCAGCCGGTACTTTCGGCGCATATGGGCTGCCATACTTTTTCAGACGTAGCCGTATCGTACCGTGTGTCACGCCAAGTTCCTGCGCCCATTCGACTATGGTTTGCGAGCGCCCCTTCTCGTCTGTGACAATTTTAGGCGGTGCACCATGACGATGGTTCTCGAACCATTCGGCACCGCCCGCAGCGATGAGTTCCTCCTTCAGTCCTGGCCGATATTTTTCACACTTGTCCGAGAGGTAGCTATTGAGGGCCTTCCCAAGATAAGTGCTGAAGTGAGGTCGAGACTTGCCTTCCGCGATCATTTCAAGGTATTGCCGCTTATTGTCTTCGTATCGCAGGTCGAGAAACCAGCGGGCCGCGCCTGCTGCTACAAGTTCTTCCTTCAAGCCCTGACGATATGTTGGGCCGTTCACAACACAATATCGGTCGAGTGCCGCGCCTAATTGCGTCTTAAAGTTTGGTCTTTCCAGCCCATTCCGCGCCATCCTCAGTAGCTCGGTACGATTCTGTTCATATCTTTCATCATAAAACCAATAAGCACCGCCTTTTTCAATAATCTCAGCGCGGAACTCCGGGCGGAAGCGCGGACCTCCAGCACTCAAATATTGAGACAAAGCTCGGCCAAGCTTAGTGTTAACGAGAGGTCGCGGTTTACGATCGCGAACCAGTTGCAATGCCTCCTGGCGCTGCGCCTCGAAGCGGCTGTCGAGAAACCAATATTCGCCGCCGGAATCAATAAGCTCTTGCTTCAACCCGGGCCGGTAGCTACATCCCTTGCTCGTGTACGAGTTAAGCATCTTACCAAGATATGTCGTCTCATGGGGCCGATGTTTGCCTTGGGCTATCATATCAAGATATATTTGCTTATTGGCTAAAAATGTTGCGGCGTCGATGTCGCGGACCTGTTGATAGCGCAGGCGCATCTCCGGCGCCTCTGCCAAAACACGTGAGAACGTCGTTGATTTTCCAAGCAACACGCGAATTGCGCCGCGCAGCTTTTTGGCCTGCTGGTGGTCGCGATAAGCCAGTGCGAGTAGCAAATGCGCGTCGAAATGGGTCGCAGCGTCGAGCGCGATCAAGTTGTCCGGCTCGTCGTTGCCACCCATACAACGCGGAATGATATGGTGAATTTCCGAATACACATGTCGCGGCGTCGGATTAATGCGATAATATTCTATTAGCTTGTCATAAAGAACGAGGGCTCTCTGTGGATCATCTTTAGAATCAATGATTAATTCAATGGTTATTGGACATGTCATTCAGACACGATAATTAATCGTCACGTTCATCCGCAATATTTTTCGGCTTTCGCCCGCGCTTGCCCGCCTTTTCTGGCGATGCCAGTTGATCCCGCTGATCTAATTCATTTTCTACTTGACGTGTGTGGCTCGGCATAGCTCCGGCCATTATGAGCATGTCATCACGTATTTGAGAGGACCTCTTCTCGACATTCAAAATTCTTCTGAAACAATTTTTGATTATTTGCGTGTAAAATGAGAAAGGATTCGCACTGCGCGACTCATCAAACTGCAATCCTACCTGCGCCAGTTGCATAAGAGCGTGGCTTCTCATTTCGTCATTGTAACTGTTGCCCGTAAGGTAGATTGTTCCATTCCGTCGAGCCATGAAGGAACCATACTCAGTTTCTGGGCACCATACGCGACCCTTATAGTCGAACGTTGGTTGGTTTGGGTGCGCCAACTTCCCACGCCCTGGATGGGAGCGTCCATTGCGTTTTCCGCCGTGTAGATCAACATTTTCCATCATCGAGGCGCGACAGCGGTCACGTCTGGAAAAAATATTCACAACATTGATCGTCGTTGGCTTTCCGTACGAGACAATCTCTCGATGGTGAGTTGATGTCCGGTGGCCGTTCATCGTGCATAGAGCCAAGAACGCATCCAGAGCGGGCTTCTCTTTTTGGTTGAAACGCCGGTAGCCGCCATACTTTAGATTTTCACCGAATAGTTTCGTCCGACATCCGTCCGCGCTCACCATCGTATCGATCAGCAGTTCGCGCTGGGACTCGGTCAACGACAACAGGAATGGCATGGACATAATACGGCCAGGAGCTACACTCACAATCTGCTCGCATATTTCCTTCGACAACGTAAAACCGATGTTGATGTTGCCGGTTTCTAGCAGCTTCTCAGTTTCACCAGCGGTTCCTCCTAAAGTGCTGATGCAGTTCCTGATCCGAGCAGCGTTCGGACCTTCATTCTGATAGACCGTGAGGCATGTGTAATTGCGATCTGGCGCCTCGTAGTAATTGCCCTCCGTCACGGTCCACCCTACTAGTTCGACAAATGCATCACTATAGGTTCCAGGACCACCCTCAACAGGGTCGCCCATGAGAATAACGCGATCCTTATCGATTAGGTAATCAACTTCCTTCAATCCTTTGCTCGTAATGAACTTGTGGCCCGGTGTTACCAAAGCGTCCATCCCCACGACGTCCAGCTTGAACATCTTTCCATCGTAATCACCACGGTAAATCGACTTGATGCGCGACCACTTCATTTTCCCATCAGAGGCATCGTACGACAGGATCATGTCGCTTTCATTGATCTCATCGCCGGTCAGCCACCCGCGCTGCGTCAGTGCCTCCGTCTGAGCATCCACACAATAGCCTCTCCAATTACCCCTGCGCGCATATTGTTCGACTAATAACATAAACATACGTGCCAGCCGGTCGGAAATTTTTCCGTGCGCCACGTAGAAGCCGCCGTTCTCAAAGTCACCGCGCCAATGCGAGCGCCCGACCTCGATCAGTTGGCCGTCGCGAACGATAAAGTGTCGGAACGGCGTAAAATTGGTCTTCGCTAATTGACCCTCAATCGTCCGCCGGCGCTTGTACTTGTCGTCGATCGGCGGCAAATGAGCGTCGGTCATAACCCGGAAAACCACGGTATCTGCGGCTACCGGCCCAGGCCCAGCCTTCTCCGCCAATACTTCTGCCAACAAACTGGCGGTGATCATGTCCTCCCGTTCGACGATGATGTCGTAACTGGCATATTCCGGCGCTGCAAACGCACAGAAACTCGCCTTGCATACCTTGATCTCGGCCAACAGGTCCTTGTTGGTGATATACTTTACCTTCTGCTGCATTCATCTCACCCTGTTATCGTTGTTAAAAGTAATATACTACCATAATTCGATGCTAAATACCTCTTAGTCTTTCGAAAACGGATGCGCCATGCTAGGAGATATCGCCAGTACCCTCGGCCAATTGACCTCAACCTTTGGCAACATCCCGAACATTATCCAGACCGGTGTCGATAACCTCGCCGACGATGCGCGGAACGCCTTCACGTCAAACAACAGCACCGGCGGCAGCGACTATCGCGCCAAGCTCGACGCGCTGCATCCGGACGACGTCTACGCCAATGCCAACGGCATCCTCACCCCGCTGAAAGAGACGCGCGGCGTCATTTTTCCCTATTCGCCGACGATCTCATTCAGCCAAGCGGTCAACTACACCGATCTTCAGTTGGTGCACTCGAACCTCGACTATCCCTCCTATACGCGGACGCCGACCTGCACGCTCCAGATCAGCGGCAAATTCACCGTGCAGAACAAGCGCGAGGGGCGCTATGCCCTCGCGGTGATTCATTTTCTCCGCGCGGTATCAAAGTCGTACTTCGGCGAGGCCGATGCCGCCGTTGGCAAGGCCGGTCTGCCGCCCCCCGTGCTGGTGTTCTCGGCCTATGGCCCCTACATCTACAACCGTCTCCGCTGCGTGTTGAAGACCCATTCTTGGGCCTATGACGATGCCACCGACACCGTTCCCATCGCAGTCGATGGCGGCGCCACCGTGCGTCTCCCGGCGCTGTTCACGGTCTCCCTGGAATTGATGGTGGTGCAAACTCCGTACAATATGCGTACACAATTTAGTTTCGATCAGTTTGCGAGCGGTGCGCTCCTCAATAACCAAGGTGGCTACGTATGAGCTTGATCCGCTATCCGCAGACCTCGGCCTACGCCTCGTCGCCGCAAACCTCGTGGTATACCGGTCGGCTAACCTTCCGCCCGGTGCCGCCCGACGGGACCGATCAGCCGTATATCCTCCAGCCGCGACATCAGTTCCGCCCCGATCGGCTGTCCTATGATCTCTACCAGACGCCGTCGTACTGGTGGGTGTTTTGCGAGCGCAACCCGTTCCTGCGCGGCGATCCGATCTTCGGCTTCGTTGAAGGACTCAAAATCATGGTGCCGTCGTTGAGCCATCTGCAACAAGTGCTCGGTGCGTAGGATGGGTTTCGTCTTTGGTAGCGACAATAACAACGGACCGGATAGCCTGACGGGGCCATCGCTCGACAACCTGATGGATAACATTCCAAAGCTTCGGCTGCCGGAACAGTTCGGTCCGCCCGAGCCGCAACCAGAAGTTTACGGGCCGTCACAGCCGGAACAGTTTGGCCCGCCGCAACCGCCGTTGGTCACTCAGCCGCTGTCGTCAAGTTCGAGCACGATCTATGGCTTGATTAACGACGCGGCGCAGCCAAACGCGCTGAACAAATATCTCAACTACACCTATCATTTCCGGCTGTTTGTCATGGGCGACGGCGACTCCAACGCCGCTGCGGTCAATACCAATATCAGCCGCGATGTAGGGGCGTCGCTGGCTGGAAAACCGCAGGTGACGATCGCAGAAAGCGGTGTGACCGGCTACAATATCAAGGAAGTGGTCATCCAGACGCGGCCGGCTGGCAACGACTTCAGTCGCCAGCAGAAGGCGATGGGGATGACCATCACGGTGAGCGAGCCGAACGGCATCAGTTTCCTCGATGCCATTGCCGAAAGTCGCAACACCCTCAATCTCCGCAACTACACCAAAGCCGACTACTACCTGGAACTCACGTTCCTTGGCTATGACGCCCAGGGTCAGTTCAAGTCCTTCACCAGCGATGACAACATGCCGAACGGCGGCAAATGGCTCTGGAGCATTTGGCTCGACAAGGTCACGGTTAATCTGACCGAGGCGGGTGCGGTCTACACGATCTTGGCGCAAACCAAAGAAGACGCAATGTGGACTGACGGCACCGATATCTTGAATGCGCCAATGCCGAAGGACGCCAAAGGCGACACATTGGGGGCCTTCCTCGACAGCTACATTGACGGCCTCAACAAGGCGTGGGAGGCGCGCTATCACAACAAACTGGTGATCTTTGACAAGGTGGTCACCGCACCGATCGGGGCGTTCCTGGCGCAGCCCGCGCGTGTCGCCCAAATGGACCCGCGCAACTTCAAAATGAAGGCGACTGACGCCGACGGCAATACGAATCAGAACTGGGGGATGAGTGGCAATGTCTATACCGCCAATATCACCTCGGGTTATTCGGTCACCGAGTTCATCATCGACGCCATCAAGCACACCGAGGAAGGCCAGAAATTAGCTATCGACAACCCGGTGCCCAATCAGCCGGATCAGTCAGCGCAGGCGGTCAACGAGCGGCGCTTTCGCGAGTCAATCTTATGGAACGTCGAGACGACGGTGCGCTATCCCGATTGGGACTCGACCACGAGGAATTATCAGAAACAGATCACTTTTTATCTCACACCGCGCTATGCACGCGGCGGCGCGATTTCTGACACCGAACTTGACGATGCCGCCGATCCGCAAGTCCAGACCGGCATGATCCGCTCGTTGGTCAGTAACGGCATCATGCGTAAGCGTTACGATTACGTCTTCACCGGGCTCAACACCGAGGTGATCGATTTTAAACTCGGTTGGAAGATGACCTTCAGCGCGATCATCCCCGATTACGGCGGTGGTGCCCTTCGCTATGCTGCCTTTCGCATTCCGCCGCGTTTGCGCCCGGACAACACGATCATCGACGGCGGCGCCAGCAATGTGACGGCACAGGAACGTTCGCAGCTTACCGGCGGATCGCCGCCATCAACCGCGACGGTGTCACCATCGGCCGGCAATCTCGCTGTCAATCAAGGCACCGCTGGGGTAGAGGACGGGCTCCAACAGACGATCCAGAAGGTGCAGAATTTTCGGCGTGCCCCCGAACGTGAATCGACCACCGCCAACATCTATATCGAGGATGAACTAGCCAACGTCATCAACGCCAAAGAATTGACGGTGCCGGTGTCGTTCTGGCAAGGCAATCTCGACGTGCTGAATGAAACCAGCGAAAGTCACTTTGTCGGCGATCGGACACGCAACACCAGCATTGCCGGAGCCGTCTGGGCGCAGGCAGGGGGCTCGCTCGCCAAGGAAAAAGATTTTCAGAACGCGACCATGACCATTCGCGGTGATCCTTTCTGGATTGGTGTGAGCAACCTGCAACGGACGATTGCACTCGAAACTAAAAACCTGAAAGTGAGCGATGCCACTGTCGCCACGCCGGACAATTGCCAGCGGGTGTTTGTGTACTTTCGTTACCCATTGATGACGACGCAGGATTTCAAGCCTGCGATGAAGACCAGTCAGACCTTCAACGGCATCTATCAAGTTCAGGAAACCACGCACACCTTCTCTGAAGGCGCGTTTAAGACCGAACTTAAGATGGTCAAGGACATGCTGGTTGATCCCAATCTCTGGACCGGCGATCCCAATAAGACCAACGGCGGAGAAGGCTCCCCGCCGCTCTCCAGCATCACCCCACGGGCTGGCAGTGGCGCCATCACGTTGGCCCCTGGGGCCAGCCCGCAGCCCGGTGTCGATTACACTCCGGGCGATCCAGTGTCTTTCACGAAGGCGTTCCTCCCGCTCGCCCAACAGATCAGCGCGCAGACGGGGTTAGCCCCGGAGACCATCCTCGGACAGGCCGGGCTGGAGAGCGGCTGGGGCAAAAGCACACCCGGCAACAATTTCTTCGGCATCAAGGGCACGGGCGGGACCTATCAAACCACCGAGTTTGTCAACGGGCAAGCGCAGACGGTCAATGCCAGCTTTGCTGGGTACCAGACGTCGGCTGATAGCTTCGCCGGCTTCGGCAACCTGATGCTAACCAATCGCTACAGTCGCGTCGCCTCAGCCGGCGACTACCCGGCGCAAATCCAGGCGATCAAGGCCGCTGGTTATGCCACCGACCCGGCCTATGTGCCCAAAGTAACCGCCGCCGCCGACAAGGTTCACGGAATCATTTCCACCCTGTGACGAAAATCTGCTAGAGTAGTAATATGCCAGCTAATAAACTTCCCGAGGCATTTCGGTCTAACCCCCGCAAGATGCCGCTGTCGATCTACATCGGCTTCGTCAAAAAGAACGACGACGTCCAACGCATGGGGCGGCTATCGGTGTTCATCCCGGAGTTCGGTGGCGATGCCGCAGACCCGGCTTCGTGGATCATCGTCAGCTACGCCTCGCCCTTCGCCGGTGCCACCGACCCGTCGAAGATCAACCCGAGCAGCGTCACAATGGACGGCTCGCAGCAGTCGTATGGGTTCTGGATGGTGCCGCCGGACTTGAATAATGAAGTCGCGGTGTTCTTCGCCAACGGCGATATCTCTCGGGGATATTGGTTTGCCTGCTGTTACCAACAGTACATGAACCATATGGTTCCCGGCGTTGCGATCAATGCAACCACCGATCCGTCCCCGCCGATCAAGACCGGGCCGGTGGTTGAATACAATAAAGGCAATGTTGGCAGCGTCGAGCATCCGCTACGGCCGCGCTTCTTGCCGTTATCGAACGGGCTTGCCGCCGAGGGTCTAACCTCTGATCTCGAACGCGGATCGGCTTCGACCTCGGCCCGGCGGGAAGCGCCATCGCAGGTGTTCGGTGTGCTGTCGCCGCGTGGGAATACGGTGCACATCGACGACGACACGGAAAATGAGTTTATCCGCCTGCGTACGCGCGGTGGTGCGCAAATCTTGATTCATGAGACCACCGGCTACGTCTATATGAACTCGAAAAACGGCAATAGCTGGCTAGAGATTTCCGACGCCGGCGTGGATGTTTATACCTCTGCCTCGATCAGTATGCACGCCGAGCAGGATTTTAATGTTCGCGCCGACCGCAACATCATCTTCGATGCCAACGCCAATATCTTTATGCGGGCGGGCTCGCAGATCACTATGCAGGCCGGAAAAGATATTCAGATCGGGGCTGGCGGCAATCTTATCTTGTCGGCCGCCAAAGATGGCTCAATCAATGTCGGCGGCAATCTGCAAGCAAAAGCAGCCAGCGCTGTCCGCTTGCAAAGCGGCGGCGACATGAGCATGAACGCAGCCGGCAAGCAAATTCGCGCCGGTTCGAAGATTTTTGATAATTGCAACGGCGCCCCCGAAGCGTCGGCGGCCGATGCCGTCGGGCCACAAGGTGTCAATGCGCTGAACACAGCCACCACCGGTTCGGGCGGCACGCCGACATGGAAATATGGCGCCGGACGCATCAATACGATTGTCAGTCGCCTGCCGACACACGAACCGTGGGGTGGCCATCCAAACAGCAAAGTTCCGCCACCACCGATCGAAGACGGACCGCCGCCCACTGCCGGACCGCAAGGCTCGGGCAATGCCTCCAACGTCGGTCCCAACGGCGAATTGATGGACACCGGCTGTAGCTTCGGGGCAGCCAATACGAAGCCGATCTCTACCCAGAACTTCAACGCGATCTCGGCGGCATCGGATAAGGTCGGGGTGCCGTTATCGACGATGCTAGCATTCAGTGATATCGAGTCCAGTCATCAGGCGGGTGTCGGCGCCAGCACAAGTTCGGCCAAGGGTCTGTATCAGTTCACCAGTTCGACCTGGAACGGCATGGTCACGCAATACGGCAATCTCTACAACGTATCGACTGACCCGAACGCGATCTACGACCCCAACGCCAATGCGCTGATGGGTGCCCAGTTTATAAAAAACAATAGCGACATCTTGCAGAAGCAGGGCATTGCCAACCCGACGCCGGGGCAACTCTACATTATGCATTTTATGGGGCAGGGCGGCGGGCCGCAGTTGCTCAAAGCGGCACAGACGTCACCAGACGCTGATGCATCGACGATGTTCCCGGCGCAGGCAGCCGCCAATCCGACGATCTTCCAAGGCAAAACCGTCTCGCAGGTTGTGCAAAATCTTTCGACCAAGGCCGACAGCAAGGCTGCCGCCTATGCCGAACAGCAGGGCTTGCCCGCCCCCTGTTCGCGGCCTGGAGCATCCCAACAAGGCGCGCCGGGCACGCCGGCCGCGACCAATGCTGGTGCCGGTTGGACGCCGCCTGGATCGCCGCCGGTGGGCTCAACAGCCGCCGATGCCAAGGATTTTATCCAGAAAAACGATAGCGGCTTCGATCCAACCAAGAACAATTGGTGTGCTGGTTACACCAACGCGGTCTTGCAATCCCAAGGCATTCAAGGCAGCGGTTCAAATGTCGCCACTGGATTTATGAATTGGGGGCAGGCGGTTGATACCGCAAACGTGCAACAGGGCGACGTCGTCGTGCTGCCGAACGGGCATGCCGCTGGCGAAGTCGGTGGTCACGTCGGGGTTGCAACGGGAGTGGTCAGATCAGACGGAGCAATCCAAATTCTGCAAGGCAATTACGGCGGCAAAGTAGCCTATAGCTATGAGCAACCGTCGAAGGTGGTTGTGCGCCGGGCCACTTCAAAAGCGTGATGAAATAAAAATAAAAAAATTCTCCGAACTTCGTGCCACTGGACGCGTTTTCGCTTGGCACCCAACGGAGAGTGTAGCTCATGGCAAACGAAGATGATGAAGGCCGAAAGGACATCAACAAAGCTACGCGCGAAGACTTAGCGCAAATCCCACAGATGTCGGGGGCACGCGCCGAGGCGATCGTGCACTACCGTGAGCAAAACGGCCCTTTCAAAAGTTTTGACGAATTGGCCGAGATTCCCGGCATCGGTGAAACCATGGCCCGACAGGTGGAGTCGTACTTCACCCTCGGCAGAAGCTCATCGCAGGGTTCCCGCAGCAGTGGTGGTAGCAATAGTAGTGCGGGCGGCCAGAGCGGCAGTAGTGGAAGCCGATCCGGCGACGGGGATGACGAAGAGGAGGGCGGCAGCCAGAGCAAGGGCAGCAGCCGATCCGGCGGCGGGGGGCGGGAAAGCGGCGAGCAAAGCAGAGGTAGCGGTCGATCTGCCCGTGGCAGTAGCCGCGAGGACAAAGAGGAAGACGAGAACGACGATCTTGAAGGCGAGGCCGACGACGATCTGGAAGATGACGGAGAAGAGGGAGACGAAGGTACGGGCGAAAATAAAGGCCGGCGTTCCGGTGGCAGCGGCAGTGGAAACGACGACGACAAGGGCCGCTCTGGCAGAGGATCGTCATCGCGGTCCCGGTCTAGTCGCTCGTAAATTTTAACCACGGCGCAGCGCATGGTCTTCAAAAGACCATGCGCTTTTCGCCATGGCGCTAAATAGCGCATGCATCCCATGCGCGCCTTGATCCTTCTAATGGAAACCAGCAAGCGACCGGGCGAACTGACGTCCGATCTCCCCGACAAGTTCTTCCATTTCACGCACGATCAAGCAATGGTCGATTCCATCGTGCAAAACGGCTTTGACGTAACGATGTTCGGCTATACTGGCAAGAAATTCAATATGCCGGATTGGACGCGCTACGATCCAGCGGGGGTGTACTGCCAGGACGCCGCAGCGGTCGCCAGCAGGGGCTACAGCCCGTGGGTGATCTTTCAGCTATCGGGACAGCCGACGGCGCTTGCGTCGCCCCACAGCTTCTTCCAGGAGCTTTCTGAGCACTATGGCTGCGTTGGTCGCGCCTTGACACGCCGACTACTTGCCGACGGCATTCAAGTGGTGCGCAATGTTCACGAATTCGTCGTGCTTGATCCACGGCTCATTGAGATTACGGACTGGAGTGGCAAACGCACGCGACGAACCGGCTCGCGCGACGGTATCTTTCCTGTCCAACCCGATACATAAGTCCGGCTGGTGGGGCGGGCGGTCCTACTTCCAACAGGAAGACCTTTGTATCCCACTTGCTCGGCGCGGACTAGACCTGCAACGGTCGTCCCGCAGCCCCGATGCCCTCGCTTTGTCGCGCGACAAGTGCTCAGCCGGAGGTGTCATATGCTCCTAGTTGGGTTTGTCGTCAAGTCTGTATTGTTAGAGGACGAGCACGCGCGTCAACCGGACGGTTGCCGTCAGGCTAACCTTATAAGATGTATCAACTGAGGGATCGTCTTCCTGAGCACCACCGCCGGCAGGTCCCCCAGGCGCCGACGCAGCCGCCATCTGCACGGGGTTATAGACACTAGCGGTACTATAGGCCGTAGCACGCATGGCCTTGGATAGCACCGGTTCGGCCCGCGCAAAGTCGATAGACCCAACTCGCCAACTGTCGCCAGCTTCAGCTTTCACAAGATTATTCAGCCGACCGGCTTCCTGTTGCGCTAGCGTGTAGATCGATTCGCGCAGTTTGACTTTGGCCTCTTCGACGCGCTCCCGTTGCGGTGAATAATCCAGCGCCGCGACTTCAATTTTCAACCCTGACTTGTTGACGTCGCGAAGTTTCTTATTCAGCGAAGCCGCTTCGGAGTCAGGAATACGCGCGGTGGCAGCGGCGTTCAGCCGTTCCAAGCCGTTATCGTCGTAGCGCTGCAAAGTGACGATTTCCCACGGTACATCGACAACTGTCCGCAGGGTCGCCCGTAGATCAAAAGCGGTCTCGTCGCTTATTACCTTGCTGACGCTGAGGGTCGCTCTCACCGTGTCGGAGGTGATCGATTCGTCTACAGTAAACTGTAAAGTGACTGCGTCAGAAATAACGGCAGGTTCTGCCATTTGTGTGTCTCCTCGTGTTGTTCGGCCACGAGGTGATACTATACTCAAGAAGCGTTTACAAGCGGTGACTATCTTGGACAAACCGACGAGATGCCAGTTGCGAACCACCGGTTATACATGGCTTTAAGAAATTCCGGATCGATGCGAACGCACGCTCCCGGCAGCACGCTGTCAATGCCGCATCTGGGGCAAATCGCATCCTTATCGCCGATCCATTCCTCGATCTCGGCGGCGTCGAAGGTTCTCTCGCAATGAAAGCAGCCGCACAGACCCTGGGCGTCGCGATTATTACTGCAATACTTCCAGGCTGCGTCAAGTTCGTCGCGTGATATCATCGGCAATACCCCGCAGTAGATGTAGAATCACAATAACCGCAGCACGTCGATGGCGCGGCGCATCTTGTCGGCAAGTTCGAGACATCGACCGTGATCGGCATAGACGTCGGGCTCATCGCCGTCATCCCCAAACACGGCTTTGCGCACCTCTTCAAGATCGGCCAAGGCGGCTTGGCGTCTGGCGAGATTACGCAGAAGTTGATTTAGGGGCATCTCACGGCCCGATTCTGTAGCCAATATTTCTGCCGGGGCAGCCCGCCAACAGGCGCGCCAGAACCGCCCGCGTTTGTAGAACCTCCGCGTGCAACTCAGCGGAGGTGTTCAACACGGATCGCGTCAGCAGTGCGTTGGCTCCCAACCAAATCAGGTTCACGATCATGGCGAGAATTGGCGCTACCCGCAGCAGTTTTTTCACGGATGATCACCTTGCCAGCGACTTTTTGCCCGAATCACGTTCCGCACGTGCTCGATCTCTGCCATCTGTTGCGGCAGGATCGACGCCAGATCGGCTGCCGTCGGCTTGCGCACTGTCATATCGGAATTGAAGGCCAGCACGGCAGCACAGTTGATACACAAGCAAATATCGTCCGGACTAGGCGGCGCTTCACCCTTGTTGCCGGTGGCCGTACCAAACAAGTGACCACAATATGGACAAAGCGAGGGTGTGATGTCCGTGCTGCTATTGTCGCTCAAGCGCCGCCCTCCTGCCAAAGCCGACGCAAATAAACCACATCAGTTGGGCGAAGGCTATGGTCGGGCGGCTGGTGTGGATTGCGTTGCCATCCATCAGCTTCCAGCACTTCACGCTGATCCTCCCAGTCACGCTTTAAAATAGCTCTGCTGTCCCAGACCTTATTCAGATTGTCCTGTTCGTGAATCACTATTTGTCACTCCGTAAGGTCAGAAGAGATTGAGCATTTTTCCGACGCCATAACAAATAGCCAGGGCAATGCTGCCGCTCAACAAGGATGCGAGCGCGCCGACGATAATGGTCTTGGCTCCCGCAAACAGAACGTCGGGGATCGCAAGCGACCACAGAAGAAAACACACCACCGCGTAAAACACGATGATGCCGAGCACAAGTGGAATGTTCATATAACGGTTTGCTCCCAACCGTAGGGTGAGTGGGGAACGGGATGAGATGAACGGGTTAAGACAGAAGCAAACAGCAATCGACAATCAGCAACTGACAACCAGCAGCGACCCGTGTCCCGCAGCAATCAGCAAGCCACCATTGCGGTGACGATCAGCGGGCATCTTTGGGTCTTATGATCTTATGGGATCAAGCGGTGCTGTGCCAATTTTCGAAGTTGGCTGTTGCGTCCTTACCACGTTACATTCTCATCCACGCCCCTGCGAAACGATGCGCCCCGTCACGAGAGCATTCGCCCGCAAGCTCTTAGGCGGCAGACTTCAGCAGCCCAGCCTGTCGCAATACCGTCACCGTCTCGTCGTCCAGTTCGACGCGAGAGGTGATATTCAGGGCGGTCAATTCATCTTTGACCAACGCCTCTTCCTCGACCAATGCCTTCACCTGCTGACGAAATTGACTGATCTCGTCTTCGCTGAAGAGGCGCATTTCTACCACATCTTCTCGCCCAAGGCTATAGCGATCGCCCTTGTTATCGCGTAGCGACTTTGCCTTGGCATAGGCGGTCACCGTCTCAGACTCCGCACCGCGCACATCCTCGGCCGCCTTCAACAGCGCCCGGTAGGCGGCGACCTCCGCCGCCAGACGGTTCATCCGGTTCAGCCGCGTATTAACGCCGACGCGCGCGTTCGCCGTCTCGACCAATAGACGGATTCTGTATTCGGCGCCGACATAGTCGAGCCACTGCTGGAGCTTCGCCCGCTCCTTGTCCGCAAGCCGCGCGATCTCTCCGTCCAACAGAGCCACCGAACCTGACCAGCCGTCGCCAAGGGTGCCACCCAAGGCCGGGGAAAAAACTGAAAATGGCTGTTTGCCAGAAAAGCGAATTTCGCCGATCAGTTTGCGCAATTCACGCTTGAAGTGATCGGCTCGCTTCAGCGGCACTTCTTCTGTCATGTGGTCACCTTGTTGAACGTCGTCGTTGAGGTCAGCCTTCTACCGCGTATTAAGTCTCCCTGTCAAACGGAGAATAAGCGCCGTCGCGGCGTGAAGGTAGATAAGCAAGCGTTATATTGGCTCATGCGTCGCCGATCGGCAGGTTATTTTGCATGAGCGGTGCACACAGGCGCACCGGTGGCGAAACCTGTTTGGCCCACTCATAAAGAATATCCGAATTGCGCAGATGCGGCACGTTGCAGCGATTATCCGCCTGCTCGTTGATGCGAACTTCATCACGATGGGCAAGCAGCCATTCGGCAATGCAGGCAAAGCCACCGGTCAGCGGCTTGGTCTCACGCGCCATAAAGCGGACGTCGTCCCATGAGCCGATCGACCACGATCCATCCATGTTGAGCCTGATGGTTGCCGACCCGCGCTGATTTTTAAACGTCAGCCAGACTGGATGACATTCCGGCGCCGGGCGCAGTCGTTGCAAGTACGTCAATCCAGCCGCCGACGTCAGAACTGCTGATAACAACAGTAGCAGCCACAGATTAAATCGTCGCACCCGAAATCTCCCGCAAGGCTTGAACGCTCGATCATATAAAAGCGCTCATCGGCAGCAAGTGGATAAAGCTCGCCAGAACGTGCACTGCGATTTGTTGATGAACGGAGTACTATCGCGCAATAACACCTAGACAGCAAGCAGATGGGCGAAATGATCCCACCGTGGTGCCGCTGGCAACGCAATATAACTTCCCATACCTACGAACTTCCACCTGACGCACTTGATAGCGTAGAAGCACAGTTGAGCGATGACGAGGAGTGGTTGCTGGTTCGTGCCAGGACGGTGCGGTACTACGCGTTGGCGCTGCCCATCGAGGCGGTGCCGACAGAGCGAGTGATCCCCACCCAGATATGGGTGCGAGCTTCAGTGGCCGATCGGCTGGGTGCCGTCGGTGCTGACGTACGCAATGCGGCGAGGGAGCCGGTCGTTCTGTTTCGTAAACACGGCCGGGAATATGTTGCCGACGGCCACCATGGTTTGGTGGCGGCGCTGATGCGCGGTGATCCGCTGTTCCAAGGTAGGATGCTAGACTTCGGGGACACATAGGGTGGGTTTGCGAACTTGGTCAGCTTGGATTAGTCTCCTTACGGCTAGGAGCGGCAGAATGTCCGACAGAAGCACTCGAAGACTTGCCACCATTTTGATCGCCGATATCGTCGGCTATTCTCGGCTGATGGGCGCGGCTGAACGCGACACGGTGATGCGCGTGGCGGCGCTCCAACGTGAGCTAATCGAACCGACGATCATCGAGCATCGCGGCACGGTTGTGCAGGTGCGGGGCGATGGGTTCTATTGTGTATTTGATAGTCCGGTGGAGTGCGTGCGCGCCGCTATTGTCATTCAACAATCGATGGTCGGGCGCAATCTGGAACTACCGCCAAATCAGCAGATACGATTTCGAATCGGCATCAATATAGGCGACGTTATTATGGGTGACGAGGGCGTACTGGGCGACGGAGTGAATGTCGCGGCGCGCTTGGAGGCTGACGCGGCCCCCGGGACTATCAATATTAGCGGCTCGGTTTATGAGCAAGTGCGACATAAACTGGTTTGCGGCTATCAGTCGCTCGGCGACAAACGGTTGAAAAATATCCAAGACCCGGTGCTGATCTATCGCGTGCTGCCTGATCCGGCGTCGGTTGCTTTCGCCAGACAGTCGCGCGCGCTCAGGCGCGTGGTCTGGGTGGTAGCTGGAACGGCGTTTGTCGGCTTGCTCGGCGGTGTGTTCCTGTGGGATCGCTTCCCCTCGGAGCCGACGGTGACAGCAAGCACTGCTCCGGCTGCATCACCACCTACTCCACCTAAACCCATGGGCGATCATGTCATCGATTCGGCCCTGGCCTCTATCGCCACGCAACCGCCCGCTTTGACGACAACGCCTGCTCCTCCGTCCAGTCCCTTGCCACAGACAGCCGTGGTAACGCCGAAAGCCCTCCCGCCGCCCGCCGCACCGATTCGCCCGCCGGAGATGGTGGCAATCGAAGGCGGCAGTTTTTTGATGGGCAGCACCGACGATCCATCGGAAAAACCCGTACACCGTGTATCGGTACTGCCGTTCCTAATCTCCAAATATTTGGTCACCAAGGGGCAGTGGCGCGAATGTGTGAAGGCCGCCGCGTGTTTCTACACGCCGCAAGGCGGCGATGAGGAACCGGTCGGCAACGTCAACTGGATTGATGCTCAACAATATCTCGCATGGCTATCGCAGACCTTAAAAGCCATTTATCGCCTGCCAACCGAAGCCGAATGGGAACTGGCAGCGCGCGGTGGAACCACAACAAGATACTGGTGGGGCGACGTCATCCGGCCGGGCTATGCGATCTGCAAGGGGTGCGGTGGCACGACGACGACGCGTCCGCTGCGGGCTGACCTCGGGCAGGCTAATCCTTACGGCATCTACGTCAATGCTGGTCTCAGCGAGTGGGTCGCCGATTGCTGGGTGCGCGACTATACGAACGCACCGGTGGATGGATCAGCGCGCGTTGTACCGGACTGCACGGTGCGGGTGCTACGCGGCGCCTCGTGGACCAATGATGCAGTCTACGCCCGCCCAGCCGCCCGAGATTTTTATGATGCGACGGTGCGTTACCCGACGCACGGCTTCCGCGTGGCACGATCACGCCCGTACTGAAGGGGGAAATCATGCAGTTATTGTCTCGGCGTC